GATTGAAGATCAGAAGCAGTCAGACGTGTACTGGCTCTGCTGGGAAGCAATTAGACGTTCGGGTGAAACAGTCAAACCCTTTGGGGAAGGATTCCTAGAGACTCTCAAGTCAGTTGAGGTTCTAGAGTCTGACCCTTTAGGTTAGATCGGAACTCCCTCACCTATCTCGCAGCTCGATTGAGTTATGAGTATGGAGTTCCGTTCAACACCATCGTGGAACTTTCTCCGATGGCTTTCAAGGCTCATGTACAGGTATTAAAGGACATAGCGAAGGAGCGCAACGATGCCAGTCGAGGTAACAGGCGCAATAGAACTTCGTAAAGCCTTAAAGAAATATGCTCCAGATTTAGCCAAAGAAAGTCAGAAGGAACTTGCTACCGCGCTTAAGCCTATTGTGCGTGATGCGCGGGGCTTCCTTCCTAGCAATAGCGAAGTGCCTTCAGGCTGGTTAAAAGAGAACCAGAAGGGCAAGTGGCAAAACCGAGGCTATGACCAAGCCACAGCTACAAAAGGCATCAGCTACTCAACTGCTGCTGGCAAGGCTAATCGCCAAGGTTTCAGATCAGTTGCAACCATTTACAATAAGTCTGCGGCGGGTGCTATCTATGAAACAGCAGGGCGCAAGTCTGGCAACGTAGGTCAATTCACGCCACGACTTAATGGACAGCTTCGCGGGCAGGGTCAGAAAATGACAGGTAGAGCCATCTTTAGAGCTTGGGCTCAAGATCAAGGCAAAACCACAGCAGCAGTAATTAAAGCAATTGAAACTATCAACGACAAGGTTGCAACCTTGGTCAAGTCTGGGGTGATTAAGTAATGGCACAAGATGTCAATCTAGCGGTACGAATTGCCACAGTCCTCGATGCAGCAGGATTAAACAAAGCCGATAAGTCAGTCAAAGGTTTTGAGAAGAGCCTCAAATCTCTTGGCAAAACTTTAGGGATAACCCTTAGCGCGACAGCAGTAGTAGCCTTTGGTAAGAAGGCAGCGCAAGCATTTATTCAAGACCAGAAAGAAGCCCAGCGGCTGACCACAGCAGTTAAGAATCTTGGGTTAGAACTATCTGCACCAGCCATCACCCAATATATCGACAGCCTTTCTAAAGCATCGGGCGTGACCGACAGCCAGCTTCGCCCAGCGTTTCAGGCGTTGCTAACCACCACAGGATCAGTTACCGCCAGCCAGAAGGCTTTAGCGCAAGCCATAGACGTATCAACAGGTAGCGGTGTAGCTCTTGAGACAGTAGCGCAAGATTTAGCAAACGCCTATGTAGGACAGACCAGAGGACTCCGCAAGTACAACCTTGGACTTACACAGGCAGAACTTAAGGCTGCCAAGTTTGAGGATATTAGCAAGAAACTGAACGCGCAATTCTCTGGAGCAAATGCGGCTTACCTAGACACTTACGCTGGAAAGTTGCAGATGCTAGGCACAGCAGCAGGAGAAGCCCAAGAGAAGATTGGCGCATCAGTCATTGAACTAGCTATGGCGGTCACAGGCGCATCTGATGTAGAACAGTTGATTAGCAAGATAGCATCAGCCACAGACTTTGCAGTTGCTCGCCTAGATAACTTCATCGAAGGCTGGAAGATTCTCAAGGCAATCATTAACAGTAGCCTTGGTGAGTTTAAGAAGAATATCCAAGCCGTACAGGTAGAAGAGTTTAATCGCCGCATGGCTCGCGATTACATGAAGGCATGGGAAGGCACAAGCCTTCCAATGAGCCCACAGGCATTGGCTCAACAGAAAGCAGCAGAAGCAGCAGCTCGCAAGCGCGCACAGGCTCTGGCTAAAGTCACAACTAAAAACACAGCAGAATTAAAGAAGCAGAACGCACTTAAGAAGGCTGGCACAGTCTTTGACCTTGAGCAGATTCAGTTAATTGCAGCTCTTCGTGGCAAGTTGTCCGATGAAGATCGTAAGCGCATTGAAGCCCAGCTTGCCTTGCTCAATAACAATGATGCCTTGGCACAAAAGCTGACCCGCGAGATTCTCATGGCGCAAGATGCCACAGGCGGCTTGTATCGCTACTTCCTGACTATTGGCGATGCCAAGATTAAGAACCCATTTGCCTTCCTCGATGAATGGATTATGGAGTTCCAGTCTAAGTTAAACAACCTAAAGTTTCCTACAGGCAACGGAGCAACTGCCACAGTAGTAGCAGCATCGACCCCATCAGTCACAGTCACCAACTCTGGAGCAAGCATTACATCTAGCGCGACTATGGGAACACCATTCGGTCAGGCAGGTTCATTCGTGGACAGCATGGGAACGCCTTTCGGTCAGGCTGGCTCTTATGTCGATTCTATGGGTACACCATTCGGACAAGCTGGTACTACAGTCGTGGTGAACGTTTCAGGATCAGTTATCTCCGAGCAAGACCTTACCGAGACTATTGCCCGCAACCTACAGAACAGTTCTCTATCTTCTGGCAAGGTGGCACAACTAGAGCGTTACTCTGGATTCTTCTTATGAGCCTACCCGCACAGATAGCCGTCTCATTCGACTTCTCTGGCGGAGCAACTTTTGGTTCGGGGTTCGTCATCGGCTCACCAGATAACGGAGTCATCGGGGTCAATTCCTTTGGCTCATCCGATGTCATTATCCCAACAGTTGATTTAACTCCAGACGTTTATAGCATTTCTATCAGGCGTGGTCGTAACGTCATGAAGGACACCTATGACGCTGGCACAGCCATTGTCCGAGTCCTCGACCCGCTAGGCTACTTCAACCCGCAGAACCCTTCCAGCCCTTACTTTGGCTATCTTGTGCCACTTCGTAAGCTGCGTATCTCTGCTACTACAGCGACAGCAGAACACTTCCTATTCTCTGGCTATGTGAATGACTATCGCTACACCTTCCCTGTAGGGCAGGAGACCGCCTACGTGGACATCATGTGCACAGATGGCTTTAGACTCTTGCAGATGTCAAACGTGGGCACTATCCCAGATACAGCAGCAGGGCAAGACACAGGCACACGCATCAACAAGATTCTGGATAACGTCTCGTTCCCTGCATCTATGCGCTCAATCTCTACAGGAGTCTCAACCTGCGTGGCTGATCCAGCAACCAACCGCTCCACCCTAGATGCGATTAAAAACGCAGAGTTCTCTGAAGGGCTAGGAGCGTTCTACATGAGCGCAGACGGCACAGCGGTATATCTCAACCGCACAGAGGTTACTTCTAGCCTTGGTGAGCCTTCTATCGCCTTTAACCAGACCACAGGGATTCCTTATAGAAACGTCAAGTATGCCTTTGATGACAAGCTCATCATTAACGATGTCAAGTTCAACCGCGTAGGCGGCACAGCTCAACTGGTTTATAGCCAGTCCTCGATTGACAAGTATTTCCCACACAGCCTCACACAAGAGAACCTCGTAGCGCAGACAGATGACATCGTGCTAGGAATCGCCCAGAACTATGTGAACACCCGCAAGGAGACCACCATCCGTATTGACGAGATGCTGGTGGACTTGCTAGACCCAGACGTGCCAACTGACACCCTTATTGGGCTCGATTACTTTGACAACCTAGAAATCACAAACGTCACAGAGTCGGGCTCGACTATCACCAAGACATTACAGGCGCAGGGCTTCGCTTGGGATATAACAGCAAACAAAATGCAAGTAGCAATCACCACGCTTGAGCCAATAGTGGACGGATTCATTATTGGAAGCACTATCTTTGGTATAATCGGCACATCAACTTTGAGTTATTAGGAGCAACATGGCAACCTTTCCAGTCACAACAGGAGACGTATTAACTGCGGCTACCTATAACAGCCTTCCAACCTTTACAGTCGGTACAGCTAACACAGCCGACTACACAGCAGTCCTAGCGGATCAGTACCAAGTCCTAGAGATTATGAACAAGGCAACAGCCATTGCCTTTAAGCTCCCAACCAATGCCTCTGTTGCCTTCCCAGTAGGCACAGCCATTACAGTCCTTAACATCGGTGCTGGTACTTGCACGATCTCGGCAGTTACTCCAGCCACAACCACAGTCTTATCAGCAGGGGCAACAGCAGCAAGCCCTACCCTTGCACAGTACAAGTCAGCCGTCTGCATCAAGACAGCAACCGACACTTGGTACGTGGTAGGCGCAATTGCTTAATCAAATAGCAGCTATTCATGGGACAGGGGTTTCAGCGTCAACCAATTCCTATGAGTCTATTGCCACAGCGACAGGCAACGGCTCAAGTGGCACTCTGACCTTTACTTCCATTCCAAGTACGTTTAAGCACCTTCAACTGCGCTGGTTTATTAAAAATACTGGTAGCGGCTCAACGCAATACATTTTCCCAATTAGGTTCAACTCTGATTCAGGTTCAAACTATTCAGCGCACTACATCAACGCCAATGGATCAGCAGTAGCGGCTTCAGGTAATGCCAATATGTCGGGCATTAACTTTTACTTTGACTTCCCTGCAAACATATCAAACACTTATGGCGTTGCCATCTTTGATATTTTAGAATATGCAAACACTAATATCTACAAGACAACCCGCAGCCTTAACGGATACGATGCAAATGGCTCTGGTCAGGTTGCTTTTAACTCTGGCAACTGGCGTTCTACTTCTGCCATTAACCGCATAGATATTTCATTCAATGCAGACGCTTTTGCGACTGGTTCTTCAATCGCCCTTTACGGAATCAAAGGATAGATAAATGCCCGCAGGTTCTACTTACACGCCGATAGCCACTACCACGCTGGGCTCTAGTGTTAGCTCCTACACCTTTAGTTCTATTCCAACAACCTACACAGATTTGGTTGTTGTATGTAATTTCTTTACTAGTGCAGCTCAATCAGTAGAAGCCCGAGTTGGAAATGGGTCAATAGATACTGGCAACAATTACAGCAATACAGCCATTATTGGCAGAACGACTGGCTCTGCTACATCAACGCGCCGCACCAACTTTTCTTATTTTACTTTCTTTGAGCAAAGTGGAGCGTCCAGCGGCACTTGGATAATGAACTTTCAGAATTATTCCAACACAACCACGTTCAAGACAATGATTGCTCGT